GCACCTCGGTCGATGATCTCGTAGAACCAGTTACCGATCGCTGTGCGGCTGTTATAAACTGCCGCCAGGCCGACTACCTTATTGCCAGACTCTGCTCGGTATTCGGTGGTATAGCTTCTTACAATCGGTGCATCTTTTGATACGGACAGCGTTGTTTTATTCATCGTTGTTCACCTCTTTCTTCTTACCAGATTGGTTCATCTGGTATTTAGTTGCAATGTTTACATCCACATAGTTGAGTGATTGCAACCGTATGTCACCGCCTTCGTATGGCGGATATCCGAACAATTCAAGCAATGCATTGTTGGTCAGCGCACCACGATCGCCCAGAACTTTTGACATCTCGACTCTTTTTTCCGGACTCATGTGCAGCAGGTTGTTGATATAAAACACGATTTTGTTTCCATGATTGCGCTCATTTTTCGTGAATAACGTTTTCGTGAACACCTGGTTCAGCGAATTGATCAGCGGTTCCAGCGTTTTTTCATAGAAGGCCTGGTACTGTGTATCGGTGAAATCACCGGTTAAGATCGGCAGCGGCACACCGTAGTTGCGCAGGATCTTCGAATCGATGAACTCCAGTGTGTCGGTATCGACTAGTTTTGGATCCGGCTTCATCGGTACATATTCGCTTTTTAAGTCGACCGGCAGGATGGCGCTTTTGCCTTCAGTGATCAGCTTTTCAAAGCGAGCGATTTCAGCCTTTGCGGAATCATCGTTGTATAAGGTTTGAACCTTCAGCAAGCCATGTATTTGCATGGATGAGCTGACCGATTTTTCGATGGATTGCAGCAGCTGGTGGTTGATATTGACCGTTTGCCAGATCGCTGCGGTGTCCGCCTGGCCGCTGGCATTGCCACCCATGAACGGATTTACCGAGAAACGATAGCGCCAGTGGATGATGTCGGTATATCTTACCGTCAGCTCATTGGCATCAGCGAATACAAACTTCACCCACAAGTCCGCATTTCCATCCTGAATGAATGTGACTTCGCTAGGATCCAGCGGATATAAAGCACGGTATATTCTTTTCTTCACTTTGTCTTTCGTTTCGTATTCATCGAACACTGGCAGGATGAATGAGTTGTAATTCAGAAACAGCTGCCAGGTGATCTTCTCTAGAAAGTCCTTTGTGGTCATCCAATCGTTTGCACCATATTCGAACAGCTCATTGATCTCATCCCTTACAACTTCCTGCAATCCGTTTTTGCCGAATCGAATATGCCTGGGATCGAGTTTGCTTATTTCCTGCGCTATGCAGGCAATCGATTGCTGTACTACATCACTGGCATAGATGTTTTGACCGAATTGCGTATAAATAGGTATGTTGCCATTGAGAACCGCAAGCGCTGCATTGCTTGGTTTTTCTTTATATGGCTTTTTGAAAATATCCATAATTCCCATGTTATCACCTCAACATTCCCAGGAACTCTGTCCGGTATCTCTGCCACATGGCATAGAGTATAATCTTGGTCACTGCACCGTCTATTCTTCGGTTTTTGGCATCTTGGACTTTCACCGGCATGACCAAGCCGAGATTGTCGATTTTCAATGCGGTATTACCCAGGCACCAGCGATCCACCTCGTTATCGTTGTAGTTCACCAGGCCGGCTTTCAGGTCTGCTTCGAGCAGCTTCATCGGATTGCTCATTGTCCAGCGGTTTTGATCCACACGCTCGGTATCGAATCCGTAGTTGTCCATTGATGTCAACCATGTTTTCGCAAAGCGGTTGTCATAGCCGGTCTTGTAAATTCGGATCTTGAACTGCTTATATAAACTTGCAAACCAGTCAGCGACTTTCTGCAAGTCGACCTCGTTTCCTTCATTTATCTCGATGAACCCTTTTCTTGCCCATTCAAGATAATCTTTTTTGTCATCGATGAATCCCTGTGTCACTTTTGACTCTGGTATGAAGTACTTGGTTAGGATGTACTTGGTTGGATCACCTTTTTTCATCAGTAGGATCTTTGCACAGGTCAGGTCGGTTGTTTCAGCCAAGTCGACTGCACCCAATGCCACAGAACCGATAAAGTCATCCAGGTTGAATCTGGCATTGTTGATGTAGTCATGTTCCATTAGCCAGGCTTCAGCGTTGTTTTGCTTTATATTGAAGTCTTTAGCTAGGACATACATTCGATCGCCTTTGTCATGCTTTGCTTTGTTTATCTCATCTCGCAAGTAATCCCATTTTTTAATCAGACCGAGTGATGGATTGGACTTGTACCAGCTGGTTTCATCCTGCCAGACTTCCGCTTCGGAATCCTGTGTATAGAGCCAGGCGAGAAGCGTATCATCTTCAATTTCACCGGCGATTACACGTCTTGCGTATTGCATCTCTTTGTCGAGGTAGCCATCGTTGATAAATCCTTCAGTGGTGATGTTGATAAACAGCGGCTCATCCTTTGTCGATTGACTTTGCTGAATCGGTTTTGCGATTGAGTTGTCTTTCATTTCGTGCGACTCATCCAGGATGCCGAACTCGATATTGTAGCCTTCTTTTTTCTGTGTTTTCTCGGTTAGCTTGAACACTTTTGATTTGTTTTTCTTGTTAATGATCAGCTTGCGATTTTTATGTGTACGCTTGTTTTTTTGATCAAACAGCTCACGCATGTTGGCGATTTCTTCAAAGATAATACCGGCCTGTGCATCATCATTGGATGAGCACACGATATCGGATCCGCCACTGCCAAGCATTAGCTCGGTGAAGGCCAGCGCTGCGGCCAGTGTAGACTTTCCGTTCTTCCGGCTGATCAGCAAGATTACACGCTTGAATCGGCGCAAGCCGGTCGATGCTTTCCTGAAGGAATACACCACTTCGATGAATGCCTTTTCCCACAATTCCAGGATGAACGGTTTACCATGAAACGGTGACTTTGTATGCTTACAAAACTTCTCGATAAACCGGATCCGGCGGTTTGCTTCCCTGGTATCGTAGTTCCATTTCGGATCGTTCTTGTCAGCGATCAACTGGCTCAATACGGTTTGCAGTTCTTGTCCTGCAATGATTCGGCCGGTTTTTATATCATCGAAGTATTTATCGAGATAGGTTAATTTATAACTTTTCTCTGATGCAATCGACTGATATTGCTCAAGATAGCTCGTCATACTCTTCCTTTTCAAACTGGTCGAACTCGTCATCATCATCGACAGCATTTCTTGTTAGTACGCTGTTTAATGTTTTGATTGCCAGCGAATAGGCTTGCAGCGTTTTCAGATATTGCTTTCCGACTTCGGTCGGTTTCTGCAAACTTGGATTGGTCGGATGGATTTTAACCATTCCATGTGTTTTGATCATCTCTTTTTGTTCATCCAGCTGATCGGATAAGAATGCGGTATGTTCAACCATCTTTTCTACCAGCTGCTGTTTTGCCGGATCGACCTTTTCAAATATCAGCAGTAATTTTTCTAACTCACCGGATGGCTTCAAATTTCCCATAACATCACCGCCTTTCTTGACTTTTCTGACTCATTGTTTTACTTTCACGATTTTTTCGGAAACTTTTCCGGAAATCTGTTTTTTTCCCTTTGCGTGCATTTACTGCCCCTTGTACAGTTCCCAAGTCGACCGAATCGATGACGGTGTGGGGGGGATCATCAGGAGGACTGATCCGGTCGATACTTGGTGAACCATTCCCTTATATAACGTTCCCACTCGGAACGATAAGGTAGCTTCTTTTCATCCTGGTATAAACGTGCCAGGCACTCATGTTCGGTTGCTACGATGTAGATTAATTCTGCACCCAGCTGGCTTGCCAAGCGCTCTCGCTCGGTCTGTAATGGATAGCCACCGATGATCCAGGCTTGCTGCCACTTGCCGGTTCGAGTCTTGATCTGGTCGATGATCACATCCCTGATCTGATACACATTTACCGACAGCTCGTTTGGTTTATCGTATGCCGGCAGCAGCGTGATGGCTTGGTATAGTTCATCCATATCTAGCACGATATCTCTGCGGCCTTTACTTTCCTTTACGAAGGTTGTCTTGCCGGACAGCGGCGCACCGTATACTATGAACACCTTTTGCGGCATCCATTGACCGAAGCGGTCGTGGATTGCGTTGTGGCATCGCTGGTGTACCAGCATGACATTGTCCGGATTGAGTGATATGTTTGCATCGTTCACGTTATGAACGGTAAGTTCTTTTTTGTGATGTCCGATGCACTCAATGTCTTTATGTATTGTTTGTTGACAGTACTCACAGCACAGACCTTTCAATGGATCTGCTCGTTCTAGCATCAGCATGCGCCGGAAGTTAGTCCACTCGCTGCTCTTATAAAAGTCTGACAGTAATCGGAACGAAGCCATTACCACTCACCGTTTTCTGCGATCTTTTGCCGGAGTTCCATTTCCTGTTTCTTGAGCTCTATCATTTGCGGATTGTCGCTGTAGTTTTCTCTGTCTTTGTTCTTCAGGATAAATATGGCTGCGCCGACATCAGGTGGTTGATGTTTCTTTGTGATCTCGGTATACGTAGTTGATACTCCATCTTCAGTCTTGGTATAGACCTTTTTTTCTTCGTATTCATATCCTTTTGCACGTTTGAATAGTGCATTTTCAATTTCTAATACCATGACTTCCCTGCCCTTTTTTATAACATCAGAGAAATCAGTATGCATTTTCTTATACTGATTCATGGTTTCGTGTGATATTCCGAGGTTACTTGCAATCTGTTTTTCGGTCAGACCATCGAGTGCCCACTTCTCAACCAGCTTCAATTTTGACCTAACCTCCGGCCATTTGCTCTTTGCCATGATTGCATTCACCTCCCTTTATTTCAAAATATCATGATATGTAAATGAAAAAAGTATCAGACATTTGCTGATACCTTTCGTTTGAACTCTACTCTATTTTCTTTTTTTATGATCCGGACTTCATATTCCGGAACATCATCTTCTTCATTAATCTCATCGAATTGGTCGCAGATAGCGTGGTATTCTACTTCTTTGCTATCCTTTAGTGGTGTAGTTCTTGTTATAAATACCGATGTGAATAAAACTTGAAGATAGTACCTCTGGTCGATCTGCTTTGATCTGATAAGTTTCTGACTAACTTTGAAGCGGCCGATTCGCATTGTCGGTGCCTTCATCTTTCATCACTTTATCGTACTTTTTAATAGCTTCTTTTATTAAATCAATAGCAATATATGGATTTTTGGAGTTAGTCGCTACTCTAATCAAGTTCACTAGAGTTGCCGCTCTTTTATCTGGCTTAATGTGTTTAAATGACGGAATTAACATGTTTGTCACAAACAGAATTGAAGTCCAACTCTATCCTTTCATATTTTGTCGGTTTCAGATGATCGTATCTTTTTATACATTCCTCACACAGTACGTACTTCTTGTCGACTGATTTCAGGATCCGCCATTTTCCGCAGAAGTCACATGGCAGCGTTCCTTTGTTCTTGATGTGACTCATCAGCTTCACCTTCTTTCTTTTCTTCCCAGTGGTCGCAGTAGTTCGAGAACATCCAGGCTGTAAACCGAACATGCACATTGCAGAAGCCATTTTCATTGTTTTGGCATGTATCGCAATGCTTATTCACTTCTTACATCCATCCGCATGTTTACAAGCCATTCATCCTTCATGCTCTTTTCCAGCTGCCGACCGATTTCATCTTTTTGCAAATCTGTGACTATATGATCCGCTTCTAGTCCTTTGATTATAAACTCTTTGATCATATCTCTTGTTACGAGAACTATCTTATTCTTCATGCTCGAATTCCTCATCGCCAACCAGCCAGGATTTCATCTTCTCATAAGTATCGAATTCTTCCACCCATGCTTCACCGATCGAATTATCAATGCCGATATACTTATCATTTTCTTTTATCCAGAAAAAGCCTTCCGGTGATCTACTTTCAATGATCTGGCTTGCTAGCCTTTTGTCTACTTCAGTAATTTTTGATTCAACCTCGACTATTTCAACTACTGGCGATTCCGGTTCTCTATTCATGCTTCGGTTTGGATCGAAACCATCCGGATATCGCTTCAGCAGTTTTTCAATGTTTTGTTCAGCTACCTTATCGAGTGTTGTTCTCAAGCCGGTTGCAATCATGGCGCAATACCATAATACGTCACCTAGTTCTTCGATCATCTTTTCTCGGTTTAATGGATGATTTTGATATTTAAACTTCTTATACAGGTCTGCAATTTCACCGCCTTCACCGAATAGGCCGATGACTCCATTTTCGATTTTTGTTTCATTCAGCTGCGGCGGAAATGTCCGCATTGCTTTGAATTGATAGTCCTTCATGTTCATAGTTTTGGTTCCTTTGCTATGTGTTTTGCCAGGCGATCACGCACCTCTGGATGTGACTCACATTCTTCATAACTTTCAAAACAGTTGCCGCTTTCCATATTTGTCAGATGAAAGTAGGTGTTGTTATGTCGCGCAAAACTGATATACCATTCACCATCTTCATACACCCACAACCAGTATTCCTGCATAAATGTTAGCTTTTTCATTTGTTCCATCTACCTTTCAGTTCAAGTACGTAGTGATCGGATCCGGTGTCCATGATGTTGCAGTTGCATCCGGCTGAAGCCAGCTGCTCGAGCAGTTCTTCTTCTCGATGCGCACAGTGTTTTTTCATTACGATTGTATTGTGATGTTCTTTTAAATTCTTCACCATGTATTCCATGACCAGGTTTGGCCGCTTGCTGCGAGCTACTTTTGCTTTTTCTTCTTTTATTTTTTTCATCGATCGTTGGATGAACAGCCACTTGCGTTCAGTAATGATCCAGGTTCCGTTCATGTAGTTTAGTATCCCTTCTTCCGTCACGTTGGAATAAACCGCAAGCCTATGTGGTGGTACTTTGTATTTACTTATAAATTCATTCAGCTGCGCTTGGTACTTCTTTCCGTTGATTATGTTGGCTGCTTCATACTTCTTCATTGCTTCCTGAATGACTGCCCACATTTTGTCGGTGATCCGAGAAGCGCCTTTTCGGTATGCCCACATCACTTGCTCGTAAACGCTGCACATTACAGCAAACTCATTGCTCTTTACTTCGTGACGTTCCAGCCATGAATTCAGCTGCGCTTGCCGCTGTTTTCCGGTTTCTATTGTTTCTTTGCTGAGTGCCATGATCTACCTTCCTTTTAAATCAAACAGTTTCAATTTATCGTAGTGTTTCTTTCCTCTTGGTTTGAAGTTTCTGTGTTTATAGACCACTTCATCGAGGATGTCTTTCCTGTCATCTTCCACATTTGCTAACTGATAATGCGGACACTTATTGCTTCTTATAACTTGGCTGTATGATAGCGGTTTTCTCACGTCTTTGTGTGTACATTCATAAACTTCGTATCCGATGCAGTATCCGCAATACCTGCATTTTGGCATGTTTTTTTACCTCGCTTTTCATTGATAACTGATGATAAATAACCCTAACATTATATTACACAGCCGGAACGTGCCAGAAAGCCTTTAAACAGTGCATTTTAAGCACGAATCCGGAGTACAATACTTCTTGATATTTTCGACATAGATTTTTCCTAACAAATAAATTCTGTTATACTATTTTTGGAGGGAAAAATATGCCATATACTAGAAAATCAATATTCTCTTATGATTATGTTAATCAAGATATTCATTCAATTGTTCCACCTTCAATCTGTCCTATGTGCAGCCACGCAATTTCGCCAGTATTTATTTCACTTGCTTTAAACTCAAGTGAAGAAGGTTCTATCATGTATCATTGCGGAGCTTGCACAAATTCGTTCATATCATATTTTAAATACTCGAAATCTCACTCTGATGGCTACTACTATTTTCAACGGTTCTACCGTCACGAGCCAAGACATTTTGTCACATGCGATTTCCCTAGAATCATTTCAGATCTTTCGGAAAGATTTGTGTTGACATATAATCAAGCAGCTCAAGCAGAATCTCTTGGATTACTAGAAATTGCAGGTCCTGGATACAGAAAATCTCTTGAGATTCTAATTAAGGACTATGCAATAAAGAAGTTTCCAGACAAGTCAGATTTAATTATTAATCCAACTTACACATTATCTCAATGCATTAAAGATTATATTGATGTTGAACGCATTAAGAATCCCTCAATCGCTGCATCATGGTTGGGAAATGATGCTACACATTATACAAAACGTCACATAGATCAAGATTTAAAAGAGTTAAAGCAATACATTGAGACAGTCATTTACTTTGTTCAGTTTGATCTGTCAGCTGATTTTGCTTCTGATTTTGTTGCATAAAAGTAATCTCTAGTCTATATCTACGAATTTTTTCAACTGATTTTTGAAGGTCTTTTTGCTTGCTTACAATTTCTTCAATCAACTCGTCTAACTCCCCCAAATTGTTAACACTTATTAACAGTCTATTTTCACTAACATAAGCATCCAGTTCTTTTTCTCCCATTGCCTTACCCTTTCTAACGGACTTCAACCGGCATGTCGCTTGGATCCAGGCTGATCCCTGCCGGTATTAAACCGTAGATTGCTTTCAGGTTCAGGATCGCTTCTTGCTCTGTATCAAAGATCGCCAGGATCACTTGCTTTGCTTTTGCATGGCCAATGATTACCCACTTGTTGTTCAGGTCTTTTTCATCGATCCTGGTGGCTGGTATAACCGGTTTGAACTCGACAGTCAGTAAGCTGTAATCACCCAGCACTCTGCTGTTGCTGCTTTTTATAATCACGTTTGTTACCTCTCATTTCCTTTGATGTCATCTGGTATTCCCTGCATCATTTCTCGATCCGATTCCCTTCCGGATATAGCCATTAGTGCTGCCAGGAAGAAGCCGAAGATTGCGCCAAGCATTCCTGCTGCGAAGTGTGTCAGTATTACTTCCATACCGCTACGCTCTGCGCTGTTTGCGCTTCCTCTGGTTACTTACTCGCTTTGCCATGCAATAGCGCACAAACTCGTTGTAACCCTGGCCAGCTGGCCGGATAAATGCTGACAGCTCAATTTCTGCTTTTGGCTGCGTGGTTGCGAATGCTTTGATCAGATCTTTGATTTTCATTTTTCTTCCTTCCTTTATTTGATGACTTCCCAAGTCATATCTTCTTTTCCGAAGTGACCGTAGCAGGTGGTTTCCAGGTACTTTGTGTTTTTCAGGTCCAGAAACTCGATGATCCCTTTCGGAGTTAAGTCAAACAGCTGCATGATTTCTTCAGCGATCAGTGGCATCGATCTTCTGTCTGATCGTACTTCGATCGATACCGGCCTTTTTACTCCGATTGCGTAGGACAGCTGGATCTCGCATTCTTTCAGATGGTGGTATTTGTGCAGTACCCACTTGGCAAGATACCTGGCCATGTATGCTGCGCTTCTATCTACCTTTGTGGGATCCTTACCGCTGAAAGCACCGCCGCCATGCCGAGCATATCCACCATAGGTATCTGCAATGATCTTCCGGCCGGTCACTCCGGCATCACCGATGCTGCCACCGACCACAAATCTTCCGGTGGGATTAATCAGCCTTATGAAATTCAGATCAAATTTGTGCTTTATTGCGACTTCTTCCATTGCATATCCAACCAACCACTTTAATTCGTGATCTTCGGCATCTTCTGTGTGCTGAATTGATACCAGAAATGTGTCGATTCTCGGTCGGTTTGGATCAGTGTAATCGATTGTTACTTGTGCTTTTGCATCGGCTTTTAGAAACTTATAAGATTTCCTCAGTCCATCTAATCGCTGCAACACCTCGGTTGCAAGTGTCCAGGCAAGAGGCATCATCTGCGGTGTTTCCCTGCATGCGTAACCGAACATTATTCCCTGATCACCTGCGCCTTCATTATCTACTCCCAGAGCAATGTCCGGCGATTGCTTGTTGATGAATGTCCTGGTGATAACGTTTAGCAAGTAATCATCATCGATGTCTTTTAATACTCGGTCGACCACTTGGCTGATATCGATGTTAGCTTTCGTAGTAATCTCGCCGGCTACGAACACGTCATAGTTCTTGATCATCGTTTCTACTGCAACTCTGGAGTCTTTGTCTTGTTCTAGGCAAGCATCAAGGATAGCGTCGCTGATTTGGTCGCATATTTTGTCCGGATGGCCTTTGGATACTTGTTCGCTAGTGAATAGCACTTTCATATTATTTTCCCTCTCTAATTTTTTCCGCTACACCACCGGTGAGTTTTTCCCAGCGATCGATAATTACATCAACGTATTTTTGGTTTAGTTCCATACAGTAGCAAGTTCTTCCGAGTTGATCCGCTGCCACCAGCGTTGTTCCGCTACCACCGAACGGTTCATACACAACCTCACCAGGTCTGCTACTGTTTTTGATTAACCGGCCAACCAGCGGCACTGGTTTCATTGTGGGATGTTCATCACTGCGCAGCGGTTTGTTTTCGTAAAGAATTGTTGTCTGCCAGCTGTCCATAATCTGTTTCAGCGCTTCGATCAGTTCCTCTTTTTTCATTTTTTCAATGCTCGATGATTCATCGATTACTGTGGATTGCGTTCTATCATCGATAAAGTAATGCGCCTTACCTTCTCGCCATCCGTATAAAATTGGTTCGTGTTTCCAATGGTAATCATTCCTGCTTAAATTGAACGAGTTTTTTACCCAGATCAGGTTTTCCGAGAACTTGAACCCTGCATCACACATAGCGGATTGAAAGTTGACTCTTTCCACATCACTATGGAATACATATATCACACCGCCATCTTTGGTGTAGTTGAATGCAAGCTTGTACATATCGAGCAGGAAGGTATAAAACCTGGCTGTGGTCATGTTGTCATTCATGATCTCGCTTGTTTTCCGGTTTTCGTTTTTAAAGCTGGTTTCATCTTTGAACTTCGTATTAATCTTCCGTTCATAGTTCACGTTGTATGGCGGATCGGTTAAGATCAGATCAGCGAGTTGCTTGTTCATCAGGTTTGCTACATCGTGCTCATCGGTGCTATCGCCGCACATTAGCCGGTGCTTTCCGAGCTGGTAGATGTCACCTCTTTTAGACTTCGGTTCTTCGATTTCTTCTAGTGCTTCATCCACATCGTATTCATCATCCTGTGCGGATGCTGCATCCATTCTTGTTACCAGTTCTTTTAGTTCTTCACTATCGAAGCCGGTGATTCCGATATCTATTTGAAGTTCGAGCTCTTGCAGCAAGTCTTTTAACTTATCCATTTGCCATTCACCGCTGATTTTGTTAAGTGCGATGTTTAGCGCCTTTTCTTTGACCTTATCAACCTCAACCACTACCACATCGACCGTATCGTATCCGAGCGCTTTGAGCACCGTTGCTCGCTGGTGTCCGCCGATGATCGTGTTATCTTTGTTGACGATGATCGGATCCACATATCCGAATTCTTGAATGCTTTTTTTGATTTTTTCAAATTCCTGATCGCCTGCGGCCAGCGCTTTTCTCGGATTGTAATCTGCATATGTTAATTCATTTAATTTTCTTTTCTCAAATATCATTTTCATTTCCATCCTTCTCGTTGAGTTCAAACTTAATCACTCGGAATCTTCTTTTTGTTTTAATATTGCGCTTTATTAGACAATGCGCATGGTCTTTGGATATGCCGAAGTAGTCTGCTACTTCTTGGATCTTCTCTGCGACCAGTACCGGAAGTTCGAATTGATCAGCGGTTATAATCATGTAGACTCGCATATTTAGAACGGTTTGATTAATCGCTCATATGCGGCTCGCAGCGTTACCTCATTGTTGATTTTGTTAAGCCAGGCATAATATGTCGGTCTTTCAATGTGCAGCAGGTAACAGATCTTTTCTTCTTTCAACTTCATTTCGTAGCGGTAGCGGATCAGATCACCGAACTCGGTTCCTTCGTACTTTTCTTTTATAGTTGCGATGATCTCATGCCACTTCTTTTCTTCCGGATCTTTGCTGCCTGTAAGCTTGCTGTGGTTGTACCAGTAATAATCGATCTGCTTTCGTATTTTCCGGATCATATGTTGCATCCTTTCATTCTTATGTTTTTCCCTGGATCCTCCGACAGCTCGATGCAGTATTTTTGTGATCGTTGATAGATTCTTGATCCTATGGCTTCATCGATGTCTACCAGCGTGTTTATACTCATCTCTGTACTGATGATCGTTACCAGGTCTTTGTTAATGTACCGGTGGTTCAGTATTTCGAATGCTAGGTTTATGTCTGCGGCGGATGGCGCTCTTCCTTTTTCTGATTTGAAGAAGTCATCGATGTATAGTACCTTCACATTTTTGAACCGGCCGATGTCATCTGCATATTCGGTTCCGTCTGCCATAATCGACTTTTTAAGGACTACGCTGTCATCTCGCCAGCGCATGTATAATGCTTCATTTCCTCGAAGCATCAGTTCTTTTACAATCGCTGTGCAGATGTGGCTTTTGCCGCTTCCCACCTGGCCACCGACATAGAACCAGTTTCCTTGTAAGTCATCTAGGTATCGCTTGGCTGCTACTTTGATGTGTTTTTGCCATGCCTGACCGGTTGTGTATTTCTCGAAGGTGTATTCATCCAGCAGCTTGTCCAAGCCGCTTTTGCGGATGATCGCTAGACTTTTCCTGGCCGGCATGCACTCGCATTCTTTCAGGACTTCGTATCCGGCATCATCGATGAACATGATGTATCCTTTGTTTTTACACATCCTGCAGTCATTGCCGGACATGCTGCCTTCTTCATCGTTCCAGCGTTGGACTTTCATGTCGCTATAGCTTTGTTGAGTTGATCTCGTATTTTGGTTTGGTAGGTTCATCAGATTTCTGATAGGTTCCATTGGTTTCACCTCGCTTTATGGGATACAGCGATTGCCAGCTGTTTCGTATGCTTTGGTTGATGACTTCAAGTCGGTTGTTTCCCTGCTTTGCTAATTTGTCGAGGTCACCGCAAATCAGCCTTTTCGCATAACTTGTTAGAGGTTTTCGAATTTTTTTCCTCATGTTTTCAAACTCTTTTAAAGCTTCAAGTAGTTCTTGATCACCTGCAGCATAAGATTTGAAGATTTCCTTATCTTCTTTTTCTGTTATTTCACTAACCTTAGTATTAGTATTTAATTCAATAATAGAATCAGTAATAGGATCAGTAACATATACAGTAGCAAACGATACCGTATCGATACCGTATAGATACCGTATCAATTCCTTGCTTTTTACTCTATTAAGTGATTCTTCTATCGCTACTTTCACCTTAGGGGATTTGTTAATATTGTATTTGAACCAGTTAATGATACAGATTTCACTGGTCTTTGCAGAAAACTTCACTTTATGATAATCGTTTTCGAATTTCTTGATCAGCTTCTCAATCGTTTCTCGATTGTACCCTGTTTCTACTTCTGCAATTTTAATTGGCAGTTCATAGATACCACATATGTTGGTTTTAGGATTTGTAATCAGGTATAGGTAGAAATACTTTTCCTCTGGTGTTAAAGATGTTACAAATGGATCTTGCCAGAAGGAAGTATATACTTGGCGATAAGTTGCCATTGTGTTTTAATACTCCTTTTCTTTACAAGCGCTCACAAGCGCTTTCTGTGTGTTCTTAATCTGTTTGCAGATAAACACCTATCAAGTCATCGAACGGTCGGTCATAAAGCCTGGACATTGCTTGCAACTGCTGAGGAGTTGGCATGCATAGTCCGTTCTCTATTTTTGACAGCAAGCTTCCATCGAACCTGGAATCTATTTTCTTGAGTTCCAGTGTGACTTCTTCAGCTTTTATCTTCGCTTCTTGGCGCACCATCTTCAGCTGGTTAACCGTTGACACTTGTTGTTCGTGTATACCAAGTATCCGGTTAACCTTGCGAAGCGGCCGGAAGGTGTGCTTCCCTCGTCTTGTCACTTCTTCTTTAAATGCTCGGATATCATCTCGTTCGTTCGAGCGATAGTAGCCGGCGCTGTGTGCGGTTGATACGATCACGTAATCATCACCGTTGTCTTGGCTGCGCAGCTGCTCGATGATCCGGCGAACTGATCTTGGCTTTTTACCCCAGAGTATACACAGCGTTTCTCTTAATATTGCATTTTCTTTACCGATCGGAATTGACTCGTAGTGGTTCATTTTTTCACCCCTTTTATTTTCATTTGTTCGAGTTTTTTTCTCTTTTCTTCGTTGGTTGATCTGGTATAAATCCTGGTTGTTTCCAGCGAGCTGTGTCCGAGGATGTCTGCCAGCTCTAGCGCATTGTTGTACTCTGCCATGAACTCTTTTGCGAATAGATGCCGGAAGCTGTGGGCATGTACTTTGTCTTTGTTTACCCTGGCTGTTCCTGCTATTTTCTTCAGCTTGCGCCATATCGCTACATCGCTTAGTCGGAATATCTGGCCGGACTTGATATTGTTATCTCTGCAATACTTGCGAAGTTCCCTAGCTAGATCCTGTGTGAGAATGATATCTCGGTCTTTCCCTTTGTTTCTTACGTGAATGTAGAATGACTTGATTCCATCTACTGTGAAGAACTTTAGTTCGCTGATCCGGATGCCGGTGGTTGCAATAGTCTTCATGATCGTGTAGATGTCATCGTAGCCGAGCTTCTTAGCAAACCGCAGCAACCGCTTGTAGTCGCTGTAGTTGATGATGTTTTCGATGCTATTCTTTTGCTGCATCTTCAGCTTCTTCACTTTCAGATCTTCTTTGCCACACCATTTCAGAAACTTGTTGACCGCCACTATGTATGAGTTGATGCTTCTTGGCATATACTGGCCGGCGCTTATCTGCTTCTTGAATTCAAGGACATCATCTTTGGTAATCTGATATTCGTGTCCGATGCTATCAAGAAACTTGATCACGTCAGTTCGATATTTCTTCAGCGTTCGTTCAGCTTTCTCTTGGTACTTCAGTTCTAGGATAAATTCATCCAGAGATTGATACAGTTCGGTTTTTGTCATACTGGATGCACCTCGACTTCATGTAGATTTCCGCTAGTTGAGAAGCTATTTCTTTCCAGTCGATTTTGGCTTCCGATCGCTGAACTTTGATCTGCTTGCCACTTATCTTTTTCACTGTCGATCACCGCTTAATGCGATGTATCCGAACACCGCTGCGATTGCTAGTGCGATCAGTATTTGCCGGATTGATGTTGCACCTTCGACCATTCCTACAGCAAGTATTAGCATTGCTATCGATACACCGATCATAGATTGTTTAGGTTTGTAATATTTTTTTCGTATTTTAATCATGAATATCACCTTTCGATACGATATAATCGTAGTGGTATCTTAAAAAAAAACATCATTTCTTAAATGTCAAAGTACCCTTTGGGATCTCGAATAATTCTTCCATTTGCTCTACTTTATCCCATCCAGGCACTGTTTTTCCTGATTCCCAATTATGTATTGTAATCTTGGATACACTGAGTTTTTGTGCTACATCTTGTTGTGTCATTTTTGCATTGGTTCGAGCTGCTGCTAGTGTTAGTTTTAGGTTCATTGTTATCACCCCTCTTTCCATACTTTGCCATCATTTTAATACGATTAAATCGTAGTGTCAACGATTAAATTATAATAATATGTACTAATAGTTGTATATTCTATAATTTAGTTATAAACTATTGGCAGGAGGTGTTAATCGTGGATAAAAGTTTACGAACTGTTTTTGTTAACAATTTCAGAGAAATTCTTAGTCGCAAAAAAATATCACAAAAGGATGTAGCAGATAGTCTGAACATACCATTCACTACAATATCAACATGGGCAAACGGGAAGAGTTACCCTCGAATAGATCGCATGGAATTGTTGGCTGAATTCTTAGGTGTATCTCGTATTGAGTTGATGTACGACAAAAACGAGCAATCAAAGTATTATCTGCAGACATTGTTTTATCGAGCCGGATTGAATGTTAATGATTACTATAATCATGCGGACATTGAAAAAGAGGTAATTGAGATTTTACCTATCATCACAAAGAAGTATAAAAAATAGCAAAAGTCAGACACTTGGGATATGAGGTGATTTTATGCGTGTTGCTGTCTATGCTCGCTTTTCAAGCGATAATCAACGCCAGGAATCTATTGATGCACAAATTAGAGCGATCAAAGCTTATTGTGACAAGAATGGTCACGAGATTGTTCGTATCTATCAGGATGAAGCAGTGAGTGCAACATCGGATCAGAGAGAACATTTTCTTCAGATGATCGATGAAGCAAAGTATGGTGTTTTTGATTGCGTGATTGTTCATAAACTGGATCGGTTTGCTCGTAATCGTTACGACAGCGCATTTTATAAAAGACAGCTGCGGCAATGCAGTGTACGGATTATTTCCGTTCTTGAACAGCTGGATGATAGTCCGGAGTCAGTGATCCTGGAATCTGTCTTAGAGGGTATGGCCGAGTATTATTCTATGAACCTCGCACGTGAAGTACGCAAAGGAATGAACGAGAACGCATTACACGCACTACACAATGGCGGTGTGCCACCTTTAGGTTTTGATGTAAACCTTGATAAGACATATTCAATAAATCCTACCGAAGCCGAATCTGTGCGATTAATTTTTGAATTGTATGCTGGCGGTTATGGATATGGTACAATCGCAAATTTCTTAAATGATAAAGGCCATAAAACAAAGCATGGCCAATCATTTGGTAAGAATAGCATCTATGATCTGCTACGCAATGAGAAGTACATCGGTCGGTATGTATTTAATAAGCGTGAATCAAAAAAATCCGGCAACCGTAAATTCAAAGGTGATGAGTTGATCACTCGGATTGATAATGCTATGCCACGTATTATTTCTGATGATCTATGGAGTAAGGTTCAGGCAAAACTTGAGACGAGGCGAAAACCCAGGATGAATGCTACACGTTTTTATTCGCTGACTGGCAAGCTTATTTGCGGAAGATGTGGATCTGCTTATGTTGGTGGTTCATATTTTCTTGGGCGAGATAGGAATAAAAAATACTTCACCTATGCCTGCAACTCACGTCAACGAAAATCCGATTGTAAAGGAAAAGCCATCCGAGCTGACTTGTTGGAAGATTACGTTTTGGATCTTATAAAGAGTGAGCTTCTAAACGAATCAGCTATCGAGATGCTAGCTGGCATGATAATGGATATTGTTAAAGAAGCAGTGTCTATAAATAAAGACCTGCTAGCAGATCTAAATAAAAGGCGAGATGTGCTAAAAGGTCAGATTGACAAGCTTTTCGATCTTTATCTTGAAGGTCAGATTGACAAGAATGTGATAACTGAAAAAACAAATAAAATGAAGGCTGAGATTGAAAACTACGAGAGCAGGATCCGAGCACTTAATGTGTCAGCTTTTGATGACTTAGAACTTGTTAGGATCAAATCGTTTATGTTGGATCTTCGTGCCAAGCTTGGTGATGCTGATCCTGCAGTCAAGAAGGTTATCATCGATTCTTTGGTAGATGAAATAGTAATAAACGAAGAAGATGTGACCATTGTGTTGAAAGTTGATCCATTGCAAAAAAAGAAAAAAGCCAACCCTGGCAAATCAGAGTTGACGCAAGCTAAGGTTGGTGGAGGTGAGGAGAATTGAACTCCTGTCCAAGAAGTGTCCCACATTCAGAGGTCTACAGTTTATTCTATTTGCTTTTGATCAACCCTTAAGAAATAGACAAACAAGCGTTGATTTGCTCACTGGATTGTCGATGCAGCCTCGCTGAGCGAACTACTCTGCACTTACCCATCGTTTCTGTCGTCAGGGTATGGCCCAATGGGAAAGCCGTACCGGACGCGCTGATAGCTTTTTAGAGGCTAATTAAGCAGCGAAAGAAAGTCTGTTTCCAGTTATTTTTTTAGCCTTTAGGTAGCCACACCACTGCACCCTGAATCAAACGAAATCCTGTCGAAACCAAGACACCCCCGTTTGCATATGAATTATACAACGAATATGTCAAAATGACAAGGATACACCCTTTGTCATCAATTGAGATTTATTGCACAACGGTGTATAATGAAGTCATATAAATACCAGGAGGTACAAATATGGAATGGTTTTTTGGCTTATTAGCCATAGTCGTCGTCATCGGACTTTGGTTCATGTCGGCATACAACGGATTTATTGCTTGGCGCAATAAAGTAGATGAAGCATTCTCCACCATGGATGTATATTTGGTCAAAAGATATGACTTGATCCCTAACTTGGTTGAAACCGTTAAAGGTTATGCCAAACATGAAAGCGAAACCCTTGAACGCGTCATTTCTGCCCGTAATAAAGCAGTTAATGCTACAAATGTTGAGGACAAAGCTAAGGCTGAAGGCGAGTTCGCCGGAGTCTTGGGTCGATTATTCGCACTTGCGGAAGCTTATCCGGATTTAAAGGCCAACTTGCAGTTCTTGGATTTACAGGCTCAATTAAAAGTTTTGGAAGAAGACATTGCCAATGCCCGTAAATTCTATAATGGAACGACCCGTCAATACAACACGATGGTCGAATCATTCCCTAACAATATCGTAGCGAACTTATTCAAATTTACCAAACGTCCGTTATTTGAAGTAGAAGATGCTACCCAACGTCAAAACGTTAAAGTACAATTCTGAGTCAAAAGGGACATAAGTCCCTTTTTTTAACCAAGGAGGTAGCGGATGAAAAAACTATTCTTGCTTCTTTTCGTATCGATTTTCCTTTTATTTAACTCAGCCCTATCTGTAGACGCTTATGATCGATTCACCAACCACAATATTGAAATGGTCGTCCAAGAAGATGGTTTATACAAAATGACACATGTTATCGACGTGTTCTTTGATACGCCTTCCCAAGGAATTTATGCGTTGATCCCTCAAGTTTATAACATGGAATTCACCCTGGAAGACGGCACGGTTGTTAATCGAACGTATCGTTTTCCTGTATCGGATATCAATGTTCTCAATGAACAGTCTTTGATTGAGAGTACTTATGAAGGAGTGAGTATACGTATTGGTACGGAAGGTCAGTATTTTACCGGAGCTAAGCGCTTCACATATTCCTATACCATAAAAACCCGGGACTTAGGTCTGAGTGGTAAGCAGTTGTTCTACTTTAACTTGATCGGTGACGGTTGGGAACTCCCTGCGGAAAGAGTTGAGTTTAAGATCCTTTTCCCAAAAGATGTAACCTCTTTTACCAAAGAATTCTACTCTGGCCCATATGGTTCAGAAGTTAGTGATGGCGTTGAATATACAGTTGAAGGAAACATGATTTTTGGTACTGTGGCTAACGGATTGAATCAACGGGAAGTTTTATCTATTTGGATGCCCGTATCTGATGATTTTTTCAGTTTCGTTAAACCCTTCGACCTCACGATTTTAACTAGCTTATATGCATTGATTTTTACAGTTATCGTAGCTCTTCTGTACATGCGATTCGGCAAAGACGACTTACTTGTAGAGACAGTCGAGTTTAATCCTCCGGCAGGATACTCAAGTGCCCAGGTCGGATACATTTTTGACGGTGCTGTTGATAATAAGGATGTCATCTCCTTGATTATTGAGTGGGCAGCTCAAGGCTATCTCACCATCGAGGAGCTCGAAGGTAAGAACATACAGCTCAATAAAGTTGGCGACATAGATCCAAGGGCTATCGCAGCTGAGAAGTCGATGTTCAACGATTTATTTCGCGGAAGGGATTCCGTTACAACCAAAGAACTGGAAAAATCTTTCTATACCTCGATCAACTTTGCCAAAATGAACATCACCCGTTATTTCCTGGGCAATAAAGAGCGCAGGATATTCTCAATGGTTGCGGATGCTTTACAGATTTTGTTAGGCATATTAATTGTGACTGTACCTGCCCTGCACTTGAGTGCTGTTATTTACAATCAAGTATTCTATGCGGCGGAAGCCATTGGCTTAGGTTTTATTTCCGGTTTGCTTGCCATACCTCCAGTCGTTATTTTTACAATATTAATGCGCAAAAAACAAACGATGAAAAAAGTGGCAATCAGTGCACTTACAACCGTCGGAATCGCAATTACCTCATTGTTCATATTCGTTCAGTTCACCGTAAATGTCGCTTATAAAGGAAATATCCTGATGTTTGGGCTTGTTATTGCAGGATATCTGATATCACTATATTTCATAACGCTGATGGACAAAAGAACCGATAAAGGACTTGAACTTTACGGCAAAGTTCTTGGATTGAAAAACTTCATTGAACTTGCCGAGAAAAGTAAATTGGAAATGCTTGTCCATGATGATCCCGAATATTTCTATAAAATTTTACCTTATGCCTATGTCTTGAATGTTACAGACACCTGGGCAAAGAAATTTGAAAGTATAACCATTGAGCCACCTCAATGGTACGTAGGTGCCGGACCGTTCAATCACTTCTTCTTTGTTCGAAGTTTGAACTCCTCGATGCACCGCATGACCTCAGCCATGACATCTCTACCACCCGCGAAAGCCGGTCGTGGAGGCGGTGGATTTGGCAGTGGCGGTGGCGGATTCGGTGGTGGCGGATTCGGCGGCGGCGGCGGCGGACGTTGGTAATAAACATAAACTCCCTGAAATTAGATTCCAGGGAGTTTTTTTATTTGAAATGTTTAATTATATACTGCGCGATTTTAATCATCCCTATATTTCCCGGATGAAGCAAATCCGAACTCATATCTCCAATCGAACACGCTTCTAACGGGTCTAAGTAAGTAATATTTATTGAGTTATGGTTTTCGACTATCTCCTTAAGTATTCTGCGATATGTCTGTGGATCACTGACCATCACATCCCTCGGACCCATCATCCCATGATCTCCGTAAAACGGCAGAACACCTAAACACAGAATTTTTGCTTTGGGCTGATGCTTCTTCAATTCAGAAATCATATATTCGCCTCTTTCTTTGAACTGCTCCGAACTGAATCCCATCATTAGCATATTGACCGAAAGTTCAAGAAGAATAATGTCATACT